TTGAAAGGTCAGGACGCTGCTTTTAAGGCTGGTGCTTTACAGGCGGCAGCTCTACTCCATCACGACTTCTATCATGAAAGATACAGATACAGTCGGTCAATTGATCCGATTGTCGGTGTTAGCTTTACTGGTCTCTTTGATTTCTTCGTTCATGCTTTTGGTAGCGCCTGGCTTGAATGGATGATGGAAGGCCGTCCAGCAAAAGGACGGGTTGGTAAGGCGTTTGTGAAAGCGGAACGAGAATACTTGTCACGCTGGAAGCAGGTGGTTCGCGACACGATTACTGAATATTGCACCAGACATGGGCTGCGTGTCCCAAACAGGATGACGACAGTGCAACCTGCTGGCACAAAATCACTTCTGACTGGTGCTTCTTCCGGTTGGCATCCACCAAAAGCTCAACGTTTTATTCGTCGGATTACTTTCGGTAAGAACGATCCATTGGTTTCCGCTTTGCGTGATTGGGGATACCATGTCATTCCGGCACAATCTGCCAAAGATGAAGACGGCAATCTACTTGACGACATTTTGGATCCAAGAGTCCAGGAAGTGTTGGTTGAGATCCCAACAGAGGTGTCATGGGCAAACCTGCCTGGCTGCGATCAGTTTGACCTGAGCAAGCTTCCTGCTGTTGCGCAGTGGGGCCTTTACATGCAGGTCCAAACCTTCTATACAGAGCACAACACCTCTGCAACGATCGAATTCAGAGAAGATGAAATTCCTGTTCTTACTTCTTGCATTCACACCTCAATGGATGCGGGTACTGGGTACATCAGTGCTGCTTTGCTTGCTCGCTTTGATGCTAATGCAACTTTCCCACGTCTTCCCTTTGAACCCATAGATCAAGAGACATACTCAAGGCTTGATTCTTTGGCTCATGTGTGGCGTGTAGCACTGCCAGTGATCTACAAAAAACAGGATGTAGATTTCTTGGAAGTGTTACAAACCTATGACACAGCCGATTATGAGCTGAAAGGCGCGGCAGGCTGTGATTCAGATAAGTGTCTTAGTGAATCCACTAAAGATGCTGATCAAGTTGGCCAAAAGATCTAATCATGAGCACTCTCGTCGACTGGCAACTCGCAATGCTGTGCGAGGAGAAAAGTCTCATGTGCCCATGGGACTGGAAATACATCAACCCTGCATCAGTTGATGTAACCATCGGTCCAACTTTGCTAGAAGAGGGTCGCATCTGCGGCCCTGTTGCTGAACGTCAGCGTTGGCTACCAAAGGGTAACTTCGCTGACGCAACACCAGACAATCCCTACAAACTGCGTCCAGGTAACTTTATTTTGGCGCACACTGCAGAGGTGGTTAAGGTCCCTCTGTGGGCAGAAGCACAGTATCAACTAAAAAGCACTTTGGGTCGGCAGGGGTTGGAGCATCTTATGGCCGGTTACATAGATCCTGGTTTCGAGGGCCAAGTAACACTTGAGTTGTACAACGTTAATCAGCGTCACGACATTTTTATGTGGCCTGGAATGCGTATTGGCCAACTTCGTTTTTCTCGACTAGACCAAACTCCTACTCGTTCGTATGCAGAAACCGGCAGATATATGAACGATATGGGTGCTGTCCCAAGTAAAGGGATCAAGGTAGACTAATAAGAGTCGCGAGATGCGGCACAAATTCTTGCTGTGAAGGCAAATTGCTGATTCTAAAATGCAGGGAGTACCGCATCCAATAAACGACCCGCTAATGGTCTCATACCATAGGCCAGAGGTCGTTCGTATTCTTCCTTCTTTAGAACTTGCTTCTGACTGCTGGTATCAATTAGACGGGACGTTTGTTGACGGCAAGGGAGTTTCTAAAGATTTAAAGGCTAAGTATCTGCATCAAGAAGACGGAGAGCCTAACCGCGCATATGGTGGTCGCCTGTCAAGATCTACGTATGCACCAATTTATAGAGATAGCATTAGAGCATATGCAGGACTGCTGAGCAGGTTCCAAGTTGTTGACGGACCACCGTCGATGATGGCTGCCGAGTCGAATATTGACTTACAAGGCGAAAGCATCCAAAGCTTTTGGAACAAGTGCGACGAAAGAGCACTACGTGATGGCGGTGTCTATGTCATGGTCGACATGACACCTGACGACGAAGAGCAGAACTTCTTTGATGAGCAGTCAACAGGTAGACGACCATATCTGTTGATGATTGACCGTAAAGATGTTATCAATTGGTCTGTTAAGTACGAAAACGGCAGAGAGACCATTGGACATGCAACAATCCGTCAGATCAGGCAAAACGTACAACCGGGTACTTACGGTTGTGAGCTGGAAGCTATTTATCACGTTGTTCGTCCTGGACTGGTTGAGACATATCGTCTTGAAAGAAATGGACGCGAGTGGAGGCAGATAAAAGAACGCGAAGTAGCGACATCGCTGCCCATTGTGCCGATCGCGTGGTATGGAGCTACTGCATCAAGGTTTGCAGCAGGAGATATTCCTCTTAATGGCTTAGCTGAGCTGTCGATTCAGCATTTCCAAATGCGCTCGGACTTACACGAGCTGATTCATAAGTGTGCAATGCCTGTGCCTGTGCGTACTGGTGCAAAGACTGGACCAGATGGGCAGCCTCTGCCGCTGATTCTTGGACCAAATACTGCTGTAGACCTTGACACTGAAGGTGGCAAGTTTGAGTTTGCAGAACCCTCTGGCAGAAGTCTCGAGCGCCACCAAGCAGAGATTCGTCATGTTGAAGAGCTGATGGATCGCAGCAGTCTTAACTTTCTGTACGGTGCCGAAGTCAAGACAGCAACAGAAGCATCCCTCAGAGCTGCACAGGTGGCCTCACAGGTGGCTTCATTAGTTCGTAACAAGACAAGTAGCTTCAATCTTGTTATGAAGCTCTGGGCGGCATACAACGGCGAGATCGCGCAGATCAACCCAGAGTCTGGACTGGCAATGAATGACAGTCTTATCAGCAAGCCGATGGATGCATCGGAGATTGCGCAGATGGTCAACCTGTACTCACAGGGTCTGGTGTCTAAGCGAACTGTCCTGGATGAACTTCAGCGTGGCGGTGTTCTTGATCCTGACCTGAAGGTCGATGAAGAGATTGCTCGTACAGAAGAAGATCATGCTGAGCAGATCGATCAAGCAGTAAAGGATGAGCAAAAAATGAAAGAAGTAGAAGAAGCCGAAACACAAGGTGTAGCAACCACTCCGGATTCAGCAAATGCTGGTGGGCAACCTAGTGCGGAAATAGAGACTCCAGAGCGATCACAGGCCGCTGCATCAAGATCTCAATAATTTCCATAAAATGAAACAACGGAGACAGCCAAATGGTCATCGCCAGGTTCCAATTCAAACCAGGAGCTGCTGACCAGTTTTGCTGGCACGCATCTCAAGAAATAGTGGAAATGCAGTTTGAGGATGCACATGAAGTTGTTGAATTGTGCAGAGAACTTGAAGACTGCATATCTGACGTGACTGTATTGGTTGAAGACCAATTGATTGTGCTGTCTGGGTTTGCCACCTGATGCACCCACTACAGCAAGGCAAATACGTGCGGTCGCACGGAGGTGGTTTTGTGTATCAAATACAAGGCCCTGTTTGCGTTTTGTACGACAGAGAAGACCTTCCGTGGCCATCGTGTTCGATGCAATGGAAGGGCAAGCAACCGAGCTGGAATCGTATTGGCAGACGCTTCATACCTGACCTTGCAGCATCAAGGTGCCCTTCCTACTGTGTGTATGGAGCAGACCTACATGGCAACTGCTGGACACAAGTGCAGACCTTTTACTACCACAGGCTGACTAAAGAAGAAAAAGACTGGTGGTATTCCAAGGTGCCGCTAGGTAAATCGTACCCTGAACTGCAAAAGCTATGAACAAGGATTTTTGGTCAAAGGCGCTTGCTGAAAAAGGTCTAGAATCGCCTGGCAGGGAGGAGGCTGTTAGGAAGACTCTTGAGAAAATCGCTGAGAAGAAGAGTCTTGAGGAGGCTCGACGTCTTAGCAAGGTCAAAGGATCTAAAAACAAATGAGCACTGATGAGCAGTTGGCAGAAACCTTCAAGAGCCTTGGTTTGGTGGGTGGTTGTCTCGTTTGCATTGTTGTGCTTTGTGTTCCGCTATCTATTGCAGCATTGCTGGCACCGATTACAGGTGTTAGCGTGTGGAAGATCTTCTTGATGTTGGTCTTAGCTAAGCTTTGGTTTGGCTGATTGGTCCAGTAGCTCAGTGGATTAGAGCAACTGCCTTCTAAGCAGGCGGTCGTAGGTTCAAGTCCTACCTGGATCGTTTTAGGTCATTCGTGACTTTTTTACTAGGCGAAAAAAATTCATACACTGAAAAAGACCCGCTACACGTAGTCTTTCCGCTTGACGGAATACAAACCCTCTGCGGGCACATCTTTCGACTTTTTTTTACTCTAAACATGAATTACCAAAGCTCAACCCTCCGCATTTATGTGGATCAAGAAGCAAACGGTATGTATCTGCTCATCGGCGATGATGAGACCTCTACCGTGCTATCACACGCGGACTTTATTGGGGCTGAATGGCTCCTTTCAGTCCCTACCGATGGTTTTCATTCGGTCGAGATTGTCGTTGAACGTGCCCATACCGTTGGCGCTGACAAATCTCCAGCCCAGCGCTTTACTGATAACCAGTGGAGTCAGTTCAAGCAGATGTGCCGAAGCATTGGCGCAACTCGCAATGTCGACATCCGTCTTCTAGCGTTCCCTGAGCGCAGCACTCCATCTGCACGGCAGTTCACTTACGGCTGCTCGGACAAGTGGAGCGTCCTTAAGAAAAATGATCCCGTCAAGGCGCAAAGCTCTGATTGTGGAACACACGACGTAAAGGCCATCCGCACTTACTGCGAAGCGTTCCCAGACACCGTTCCCCTCATGGATCTGTTGGAACTCAAGTCACGAACCCCTGATGTAATCATTGAAGCGGTTGACAAGCACAGGCAGGAACTCAATCTAGAGCTAGTGCGTTTAAAGTCTCGGAGCTACAAGGACGATAACCATCCTTGGGTGAAGCAGATTAGATCTGTACTTCCAGAACTGGTTGAAAAAATGACACCAAGACAGTTACAAGAGCTTGGTATCACACACAACAAACGCACGGGCAAGTTAAACAAGACAGTTAGTATGGCGCGTCTTGTTACGCTCTGGGCGCTAACTCATGACCTTGACGGCAAGCTACTTAGGGATGACCAAGGTCGTACTCTCGGCCGCCGTTACCACCAGCGCCTAATTGGATCTTCCCCGTTCCGTACCCGAAAGGCTGGTATCCACCGGGCAAACCTCTATCGGGACTACAGGGGTACATACATTCGCCGTCAAATGGGCAAGTTGTCTAAGGCTGAAGTCGTAGGCAATGGTGAATTCCGCCGCCATCGAAATTCTTACACCAAGATGGTTTTTGATTTAATTAATGTATTTAAGACAGTGGAGTGCGTAACAGAATGATTACGCGCTATACTGTATTTAAGAGGCTATTGAACCGCTACTGAGAGTCTTTCCGCTTGACGGAATACAATTTCTCTGCGGTCAGCCTCTAAATCTTTTGACCCTCTACAGTGCGTCTTTCCGCTTGACGGAATACAATTGCTCTGAGGGCAACACAAATTCTTGATCTGCTACTAAAAGTCTTTCCGCTTGACGGAATACAAGAGCTCTGCAGACTGTACATTAAGGACCTTCGGGTCCTTTTTGTTTTGCCTATTTTTCTCGATATAATGTATTAGAGATTTGATCTGCTACCCGATGTCTTTTCGCTTGACGGAATACAATGTCTCTGCAGGCAATCTCTAAAACTTTGACCCTCTACATCTAGTCTTTCCGCTTGACGGAATACAATATCTCTGAGGGCACTCGAACTGTCGCCTAATGGTTAAGGCCTGCTCCTTATAAGGGCAAGATCTGGGTTCAATCCCCAGCAGTTCGACCAACGGCTGACTAGCCCAATCGGCAGAGGCAAACGACTTAAAATCGTTTCAGTCTGAGTTCAAATCTCAGGTCAGCTATGTCCACTACTTTTAAATCATGGACTGTGTAAAGTGCGGCAAAATGACCAACCTGGTTGGCTCTACATATATGGGCAACACTGTTAAGAGAAACCGTCAGTGCCCGCATTGTGGGCATGAACAGATTACTTACGAGATTCCTAAAGAAAATTTAGAAGATTCTCTCGGTTACATCAGGGAAGGGGTAGCCTAAAAGGTAACTCGTGGGCTTACTGCTTGTTGCGCTTGACGATGAGCTACATCGTCGTAGAATTCAAGTATGCTTTTTGACCCAACAATCCAACCATAAAGACAAAGGCAAGGAAAACCTGGAAAAGCTTTTCTTAATCCAAGAAATGCTAGAAAAATCATCCGCTACAGGTCAAATCCAACCGCAAATGTCCATGGAAGAGGTGCAAGCATTGACTAAAAACGACGAATGATTGTTGTCGAGCTGACGGACGAAGAGAAAAACCAAGTACGTGCAGAGGGCAGACGCAGACAGTCTGTTAATGAAGGACTGTGCTTAAGAGGTCGTAACGGCGCTGCAAACGTTGGCGACAGGGCCTTCCGCTACAACATGTATGGAGCTGCGGGAGAGATGGCTGTCGCTGTCTATTTAGGCTTGAAAGACGAACTGTATAAAGATGAATATGCAGTCAAGGGCTCAAGTGATTTACCGGGAGAAATAGACGTCAAGACAAGGACAAAACATAATTACGACCTTGTCGTGCAACTAAACGACAAGCCAGGCAAAAATTACTGGCTGGTGACGATCGAAAACAAAGAAGTCAGATTACATGGCTGGTTGCCATATTCTGAATGCACGAAAGAAGAGTACAAGAAGGATCCAGTCGGTGGCAGGCCTGCTTACTTTGTACCAAAGGATGTTCTAAATTCCCCAGAGACTTGGGTGCGCTGAAGGCAAGACTGATCTTCAGGCAAACTATGGTGGCGTCGTGGCCGTTGTAGCTGATGACAATTGATTTTCCAAACAGTCCTTCGACCAACGATACCTATACATATTCAGGTAAGACTTGGTACTATAACGGTACTGCATGGCAAATTTCAGCAGCAAATTTTGGCCATGAACATACTGCCACTGTGACTGGTAATTACACGCTAAGTAATGGCAGGAACCTTATAAGTGGCGGTCCCATTACAGTCAATAGTGGCGTTGTGGTGACCGTCGAATCTGGCGCAAACTGGACAGTTGTTTAATCATGCCTCTTTTAATTGCTGGAGCTGGGTCAGTATCAGGACTGCATGATACAGGTTTACCGGATGTTATTGCTGATGGCATTTTTATTAAAAATGTCAAAAATGTGTCTAGCGATGAGACGCTGAGCGGCAGTTACAACTGGGGTTCTTTTGGCCCTATTTCTATCGACACTAACGTCACAGTGACGATCAGCACTGGCGCGACCTGGAGCATCGTATGAGCACGCTATCTACTGCCAACATCGAATCAAAAGCGGCAAACACACCGCCAGTAATTAAAGATGTAAACGGACAAGAAGTTGGTCAATTTGCCCGTGCTTGGGTCAGTTTTGACGGAGATCCTGTAACAATCGGCAATTCTTTTGGTGTAAGTAGCATTACAGATACTTCAACCGGTCAGTACACTGTTAATTTTACTACTGCTTTTTCTACTAGAAATTACGCAGTTGTTCACGGCGCTATTTATGCGGCTGGCAATGGATTTTTCCATAGCTATTACGATTTAACTACGAGCAGTGTGAC